GAGAGAAGTTGCTTCATTGACAGTCATTTGTTTTCTCCATTGCTTATATTACAAATATAACACAGATTTAAAGTTTGTCAAGCATTTATTTTGCTAAAATGTAAGGCTTGTTCCACTTGCCGATATTGACATCTACATACCATCCAATATCATGGTAATCCGATTGGATATCGCTACGGTCATGATTGCCATCATTCATTGCAGCTAAAATTTCCTTCAAGAAATTTTTAGCCTTACCGCTGAACTGGTCCTGATACCAGTAAGGGTTGACATCAACATGGTCAACCGCTGGCGAACCAAGACGAAACCCGCCAGGTTGATTGCCAACCGTATCATTGTAGTTCTGGATGAAATCAATAGGACCGCTCTTGACATTCAGCACAAGGGTCATGTGATTTGAAACCGCTAACGAACCCTTAACGCCATATTTGGCAAGAATTTTCTTGACTGTAGGGGCAATTTTGGACTTCTTTTCCTGTGACATATAGGCCATAGTGTCTCTCCTCGTTGCTGTCTATATTACAAATATAACACAGATTTAAAGTTTGTCAAGCACTTTTTTCAAGAAAATTGGGGGATTTTACTCCCCCTCTGCTTCCTCTTCTACGCCATCTTCGACATCATCAATATCGCCTAATTCTTCGCTATCAAGCCATGATTCCATATCATCAATAATGCCCATTGTATCTAGAATATCGCTAGGAATGCGTTCCTTGGCATCGCTAATATCGTCACCAATTTCATATTGCTCGTCGCAGTTTTCACTGCTCCACTTACCACAGAAACTACCGCCTGGTTCATAATAATAGGCAACAATATCAAATCCAGCGATATTATCATACCATTCAGTAGGCGGTGACCATGCAGTATCAAAGGAAAAAGTGACAGTTTTGCCATCGTTGCTTAATTCAAACATTTCTTCTGGAACTTCGGAGATATCCCACTTGGTTCCCCAATTATCAATAGACCATTCATACCAACTTGGGTAGCCAAACTCTTGCACATTGCGAGCCACAATAGCGTCACGCTTAGACTCATAGTCATCGCCAATAGGTGCTTCTTCAAGCAATTCAGGCGGCATAGGAAGAAATTCATTGAGCAACTTGCCAGCTTTGGCAGCATTAATCAAGCGGGTAATCTGTTCTGCGTCTTCGTGCGTAAAAGTAGCACGGTTGTCACACCAATTAGGCATATGAATCTCCTGTTGTTGAATCTATAATTCAATATAACATAGATTTATATGGTGTCAAGCATTATTTTTTAGGAATATCGTATTTTTGTAGATCACGCCCCTTGATCATAGATGCAAGTTTTTGTGGATATGCCTTGCCCGTATCGGTATAATTAATTAATTTTGGTACAAGTGGAAGTCCTGTAATTGGTTTGCCACTTTTACGAATTGCCGCACGAGCAGTACGAAAATCATCATAGGCATCATGCGTGTTAAGATTTGTCATATATGCAGCAATGCTTTGATTTGGTGTATCAAATGCACGATAACGTTCGCCATATGGACCTTCTACTCCACCACTTTTTGCCCAAGATTTTTGACCATAGAAAGCATTTGAACTGCGTGTCTTTTCATCTTGTCCCCACGTACTTTCAATTGCTGCTTGTGCTAACGCAATACTTGGTGGAATAATATCAATCTTTTCAAGTAAGTCGTATAAGTTATCTTCTCTATACTTCTGCGTAAGTGCATAAACCCAAGTATTTTCTTCTTGTGGAAGTTTCTTACCACTCTTAATGTACTTAATGTCACGAATAAGACGAGTGCGCTCACTTAATATTTTATTATTTTCTGCTTGAATAAGTGGTAGTACGGTTTGTGTAAATGCCGCAACACGTTGATCTGTAGTCATTTTTTCTACATCTGTTAACCCTTTTGGAAAGTTAGGATTAACTTTTTTTTCTACTTTTTGCGGTTCACTTTGTTTTTTTGTGTCACTTTGTGGTTCTTGTTGTGTTTTGGCCACACTAACTGTAGCATCTTGTGATTGAGGTACATTTAATGCGCCATAACCGCCTAATCCAAGACCACCAGCAATTGCACCTGCCGCTGCAAGGCGTTTTAATCTATCCGCAATTGGACCTTCAACTAATTCTTCGTCGTATAATTCACTTAGTAGCATTAAAATATTTATTGATTTTTTATGCATTTTAGAATAAGGTAGTTTTTCTAGACTAAATACCTATGCTTCCAAATCACATGGTGAGTGAAGCATGGCGACGATACTGTCAAATTAAACTTATGGAGTTAAAAACCTAACGTTGCCTCAACAAATATTGATTTTAATATAGGTTGAAAAATAATTAGACAAAAATCGTTGTCTATGATATAACCAAACATCTGAAAGGAAAATATAATGAAGAATATTCTTACAACTACTATGGCACTATTGGCACTTACTATCGCTGCCCACGCAACTGATCTACCAAGCAAGAAGAGTGCACCTACTCCTCCTGTAGCTGCTGCAGCACCTGCTGCTACCTCAAATGATAGTTTGAAGGTTGAATACGGACAAGACCTTGGCAACAACTTTGGTGCTAAGGTTGATGACACTTATGGCGTAACCTACAAGCACAACCTTGGTGCTGGTTTCGCTGTTGGTGGTGCTATTAGTACTACTCAGGCTCCTAATGCTTTGTTAAAGCAAAACATTGAAGCACAAGCTAGCTATGCACTTCCTGCATTTGCTGGCGTTGCCCTCACTGGTAAGGTTGGCGTTGGCGAACGTTTCGTTGATACTGGCAACTTCCCATACTTTGCTGTATATGGCAATGCAGACTATAAGGTAATGGACGGTTTAACGCTTAATGCTGTTCAATATCGTTATCGTAGTGCAGTTGACACTGGAACTTATGGTTATCAAAGCCATCGTCTTGGAACTGGTGTAACTTATGATATCACTCCAACCTATAGCGTAAGCGCAGTTGTTTATCGTAGCTTTGATACTTCATCTAGCTTCAATGCAACTGGCGATGCTTTTGCATTTGGTCTAACTGCAAAGTTCTAATTTTTAGAACGCAGATACAATTAAGGCGGGAATTTTTCCCGCCTTTTTTATTGCCTTAATTTTTTTTAATAAAGACACAATTTCGTGCCATCGGCTATGTCCCAAGATTGCGTAGACGGCTTGCTTGATTTGTTGTAGTTTTCACGACATGATCCGCTGCCTGGTTTTTGTCCGCCGCTCCATATAATATCTTCTAGTGTATAATCACGTATCCACGTGCGAGTATTACTATAATATGTATATACTAGTCTTCGTTTTTCTGCTTTTGTGCCATAGAATCGATAATACCAATCACGATTACCTATAAAAATATCAGTATTACCAAAATTACTTTCTACTTTACATGAGTCATAATGTAGATACTCACCTACCCAATCACAATCTTGTGCGTGAGCAATAGTAGAAGTTAATAAAAAAGCAAGTATTCCCAAAACATAACGCACTCATTATTTAATGAGTTTATTGATTTTTCATCAATCGTGCAATTTTTGCCTTGGCATCTTCAGCAGACTTGGGAAAATTTTGAAGAGAAATTGATATTTTTTGCACATCTTCTAACGCTGGTTTGGGCAATGTTATAGGCGGTTTAACGGGTAAATCGTTATCATAATCATAGCCGTCTCGCTCCCGTTTGTCAGCGGTAGCGATCCAATGGTCCAGTTCCCACATTGATTCTGCAAGGTTCCAGACCAACATGAACCCTAATAGGAATAAAAGGAAGATTAATGCCCACATTCTCTTAATTTATCATATTTGCGCTATTTGTCAAGGGTTTTTTAAACCACAATATAATTAAAAATAATGCTTGACAAATCCCCTAGACATGGTATTTTAAGTTATGGGGCAATGTATGCCCCCTTTTGGGCAAGGTCTGCCCGTGACAACGAGGAGTTTACTATGGAATATCGCAGTTATTATTTCGGATACGGAATGAACACCCACCCTGAGCAGATGGCAAAGCGTTGCCCTGATGCTACCCTAGTAGGTGTTGCGTATTTGAACGACTATCGTCTTGTGTTTCGTAACCATGCCGATATTGAGATTAATCCTGGCACTATTGTCAGTGGCGTGTTATGGGAAGTTAGCGACAGCGATATGATTGCGCTTGATCGTTTAGAAGGTTTCCCAACTTATTATTTGCGTCAGCGTGTAATAGTTCAAACTGAGACCGAAGCATATATTGCTTGGGTTTATAGTATGGCTGATCAAGACTATGAGATGACCCCTAGCACATCATATTATGATTTGTGCACCAAAGGTTACAAGCACCATGGTGTGCCTACTGCGCAGTTGGTAGAGGCTATGGAAACAGCACCCTCGCAGAAATATGTTGACACAACCTATGATTACGGGTATGACTACTTTAATGACCATTCATGGGAACGGTTTGATAACGGTCATATTGATGACAAGTATGATCGCTATGTGTCGCAACACTATGGTTTCTACGACCGCAATTTGGAGAAGTAAGTAATGGCTAAGTCCGCACTCATGTTAAAGACTAAACCTAAAAAGACGATTGTTCGTCAACCTAAGTTTATGGACGAAAAGTTCACTGGTCCAGAACCAGTGTGGACTGATGCTAAGAAATGGTCTCCTGACAAACTACGTCAGGAGATTACCCATGCCCTATATTTCTACAACTACTACATGAGCGCCGCTGATATGCGCAAGTATGTTGTAGAGTTTGGTCAGCAGTATTTGAAATGGGGCAAGCCTGAAATTGCCGCATTTGCAGAATGTGAAGATAGCCGTGTTGGTATCACCATTGGCAGTGTCTCGAAGATGATACTGCGCGGTTGCCCAATGGCTGTTGATGCTGAATTTATCACAAACAAGATTGCAGAATTGCTAGCATACGGCAATGCACGTCTTGCTGAAAAGAAGCAAGTTGTTGAGAAACCTGTTGCTAAACGTAATGTACAAGATCATTTGCGTGATAAGTTAGCTGATACTATTGGTGACTTGGAAGTTATGTTTGATGCCCTGATAGAAGGTTCAACGGAAACGCCTGATTTCATGGCTTACTTCCGTGAACAAAATATGCCACAGGCATTTGTTGCTCGTATCCGTGAAAAGTATGCAGAACAGTATGCAGAATTGCTTGAAGGTCAAGATAAGAAAGGTGATGCTGCGCTACGTGAAGCCTACGCTTGGATGACTAAGCCAGTGTTCAAGCGTTATGATGCATGGTATAAGGCTCTCTTTGATGCCCTCACGACCTACGGCGTAGTCAAGGCGGCTGTGCGTAAGGTTCGTAAGGCTCGTCCACTTAGCAAAGAAAAGGTTGTTAAGAATGTCAAGTATATGCGAGAGTTTGCGGAACTCAATCTTGTATCTGTCAATCCAACCGATATCATTGGTGCTACTGAATTGTGGGTATACAACACCAAGACCCGCAAGATTGGCAAGTATGTTGCTGCTGTCAGCAGTGGCGTATTAGGTATCAAGGGCAGCACTATTCTTGGCTTTGATGAAAAGTTGAGCGTAGCAAAAACGCTGCGCAAGCCACAAGAGCAGATGAAGGCATTTATGGGTGCAGGTAAAATCCAACTTCGTAAGTTCATGGATGGTATTCGTGCTACAGAAATTGCCTTGACAGGACGGCTAAACGGTGATACAGTAATTCTTAAATCAATCAAATGAAGGGAAATTCTATGAAAATGACATCTGCGCAGTATTTCAACCATTGTAACATGCTGAGTGATTCTAAAAATAAAATTTTTTTGGATCATAATAAAATTCAAAAAAATAAGAAAATTTTCTTTCCTTTATTAGAACAGCAACTTGGCGAAAAAATAACGGAATCCTCATCTGGTGACATGTATCATGAAATTGCAGAGGTGTCGATCATTGGCGAAGTGTGGGGATATACCGATAAATTATATCAAGACATTAATGGTTTTGATAAATGGCGAACAATTATCAGAATTCTTGATGATGAGAAAGCAATGCTTTTTGCGTTGCAATTTTCTGATTATATTATATCTGAAAAAGATTTACCAGAAGAACTTGGTCTCCTGTGAGGCAATATGAAATATGACGGCGGATACTTGGATGCTCACACTCGTTGGGTAAAAATGGATGGACGCAATAAAATGTGTCAGCATTATACCCATCGTATCACTGTTCGCAGTTATAGGGAAATTGGCAAATTATATTATCATATTGTCAAAAACTTTGAAAATTTTAGTTC